AGCTGGTCGATCCGGCGGGCATGCCGGAGATCGTTTCGTTTGTTGAGGGCGATTCCCGCCCTGTTGAAGAGTTGAAAGCGAAGAGCAAATCCAGAAAACGTTCTTCGTCTAAAAAATAAGGAGTGTGAATTATGAGTGCACCAAACCCCGCATATCCGTTTGGGCTGGCCAGTATTGTGGTGACCAACATCAGCGGCGCATCACAGGTATCTTTGCCCACAGCCAACCGCATGATGGTCAAAGAACGCCTGCAGACCGGCGAAGCCGAGGGCGATGACAAGCTCGCCGCTATCGCGTCCACGGTGCTGGCCACTGAATGGGAACTGGAAACCAAAGGCATCAGCCTGGAAGCCTGGGCCATTATGACTGGCCGCACGCTGACCACCACCGGCAGCTCGCCAAATGAAATAAAAAGCATGGTCCAGGACGGCAGCGAACGTATGCCGTACTTCAAGATCTACGGCAAGAGCCTGGGCGAAGGCGATGACGACGTGCATGTACTGCTGTACAAATGCAAGATCACTGACGGCATCGAATTCACCAACCAGTTCGGCGAATTTGCAGGCCCGACCGTCAAAGGCATCGCGGTTGACGACAATACCAATGGAATCTCGAAGGTAGTCATCAACGAGACCGCCACAAGCATGCCAGGTTCGTAATGGCGGACAGTAAAAAACGGCTGAACCAATCCCAGGCGGCCAAGCGCGCTAATTTGGCTCAGTGGCGCGCCAGCCGCACCCACGCGATCGAAGACCTGCCCAGCGGGCTGCCCATCGTGGTGAAGGACGTGTCGCTGCAAGACCTAGTGATGATGGACGGCGTCGAGATCCCGAACACCCTGCTCGACATGATGTTCGACAACGATGCCAAGCAGGCCCAGGGCGCGGACGACGCACAGAGCGACACGGAAGTGGTCCTGGAGATGATGCGCAACAAGACCGAGTTCAACCAACTCCTGAACGAGATGGTCAAGGCTTGCTTGTTGGAGCCCAAATTGGGCGAGCAGCCGGACGAGGAGCATATCACGTTGGAGGAGCTGTCCTTCGCCGATAAGATGCACATCTTCAACTTCCTGAACCGGGAGGCTCAAGGGATGCACCCCTTTCCTGACGACGCTGACGCTGAGACGGCTGCACAGCCAGTCGGAAGCCTACAGCCAGAGACCGAGTGAGCTGCTGGGCAGTTTCGATACCGAATGGGGCGCTTTCCAGTTCGACGAAGCCTGTTTAGCAGCCGGAAGAGCCGCTGAGTTGGCCGCTGTTAATAATAGCTCTCAGTTTTCAGCGGTTAGCGGTCAGAAAAACGGTAGAAACGCCGTTTCACAGTTCAGGAGCCTGAAAGGGCGGGCCGTGGAGACGGTGCGTGTGAAAGCGGATGGAACCTGGAATTGATCCTTCCCCCTTCGGGGACGACGCGACTATGCGGAGAAACACTCCGCTCAGGATAAGATATGTTACTTGGTAGCGCATACGGCAAAATCGAAATCGACGCCAGCGGTGTACGCCGCGGCGTCTCTGATGCCACCACCAACCTGAAGACCTTCCAGGCCAAGGCTATGGAGGTGGGCCGTTCCATGCAGGATATCGGTCGCAAGATGACCATTGGATTGACTCTGCCGCTGATCGCAATCGGCGGCGCGGCGGTAAAAGCCGCCAGCGACTTCGAAGAGACCAAGAACAAATCCTTGGTGGTCTTCGAAGAGATGGCCGATGGCGTGCTATCCAGTTCGGAGCAGGCCGCCAAGGCGCTGGGCATCAATAAGGAAGCCTACCTGGATTATGCGTCGTCGATCGGGGCGGCGCTCAAAGCTGGGGGTATGGGCATCGAAGAGACCGCCGCTCTGTCGGAGCAGGCCGTCAAGCACTTCGCAGACCTGGCGTCCTTCCACAACGCTGAAGTCGAAGACGTGGCCAGGGCCTGGGAGAGCGCTATCCGCGGGCAGTACGAGCCTATCCAGCGTTATTTCCCGTTCATCACCAACGAGTACCTGAAAACCTACGGCGTGGCCAACGGACTGCTGGACGCCAACACCAAAAACCTGACTGCCAACCAGCGTGCGGTTATCTTGAACGCCATTGCGCTGGACGAAAACCTGAACCCGGCCATCGACGACTTTGCCGAGACATCCGGCGGGCTGGCCAACCAGACGCGCATCATGCAGGCTCAGTTCAAAGATTTACTGGTGGAACTTGGGACGAACTTGCTACCCATCGCGCTGGAAGTAGTAAGTGGATTGAACAAAATCCTGGAAGCCTTCAACCGCATGCCGCCTGCCGCACAGAAGACCATCATCGGTTTTGGTGCCTTTCTGGCGATATTGGGGCCGCTTCTTTCGATGCTGGGGACGTTGCTCACAGTAGGGAGCTCCCTGAGCGGTGTTTTAGCTGGCGCAGGCGGCATCAGTGGAGCTGTTTCTACGGTTACGGCTGGATTCACTGGCATGGGGACGGCGATCAGTGGAATCGCGTTGCCGTCTATCGGGGCGATTGCTGCGGCGTTGGGGCCGCTCCTGTTGGTCCTGTTGGCGGTCGCAGCTCAGCTTGCCCTGTTGAAGGTGGCCTGGGAATACAACTTCCTGGGGATGCGGACAACGATGCAGGCATCCGTCAGCTTTTGGAAAAGCATGTGGGCGGCCTTCACGTCCTGGCTTAAAGGCGATAACGACGCGGCCTTAGCCCACCTTCAGGAGGGTTGGGATACATACTGGGAACGCCAGAGCGAAGTCTTTGGCGGGTTTATCGAGTTTATCAAGGAGTCCTGGGCGGATTTTGTCAATTACCTGTCGCAGATGCGCGACCGCATCTTCCAGCTTTTCCAGGTTGATTGGAGCGCCATCGGGCGCTATATCGTGCAGGGCATCGCCAGCGGGCTGATGAGTGGCGCATCCGTCCTGTTCTCGGCGGTCCAGAATATCGCCAAGACCATCCTGAATACGCTGCAGAACAGCCTGGGCGTGCGTTCTCCTTCCACCAAGGCCGCCTGGTTGGGCAAGATGACCAGTGAAGGCTACCTGCAAGGCATGGCCGCCGCCATGAACTCCAACCGCATCGCTGAGCTGCTGGCCAAACCCACCAGCTACGTGACCCAGGGCGCGCAGATGAGCGTGGTGCAGCACTTCAACACCGGCCTGACGGTGCGCGAAGCCAGGCGGGTTGTGGCTGACAACAACGAGCAAATGCTGCGCGGGATCGAGACCGCGTTAGGAGACTTTTGATGCCCTACCAGATTGGCGTCGCTGAAGAAAGCCTGACCGACCTGGCGTCCCTGACCACGCCAGTGCCTTACCCCAAGGGTAAGAGCCAATACCGGTCCTATGCTGTTTTCCGCAAGCTGGGGAACGGTACGCGCCGCGGGTTCGGCCTGACGCGCACGCGCTGGCTCTTCGGTGTGCTTTCGCAGGAGGAACGCGACCAGTTGGCTGTTTTCTGCCCCAGCGGCGTGAGCGACACGGTTTACATCACCACCCTGCTTCCGGATGACAGCTACGTCTCGTACGTGGGCACGGTCCACTGGCCGGAAGAAGAAGACTACCAGCCCGGTTATTTCAACTTTGTGTTGGAGTTCACCGACCTGGAAGAAGTTGGAGGAGGCAGTTAGTGGCCCGCGCCGCGACATCACCGGAATTATTACTCATGCGCTCAGACGGCCAGCGGAGCAAACAGTTCCTGGCCGTTTTTCAGCCCGCCACGATCTATACGGCGGAGCTGAACGGCGTTCCGGGCAGCAATGACGAAGTGTATACCATCGGCTTCAACAACGGCTCCGGCACGCTGGGCGATGTGCAACCCGGCATGACCCTGTATGTAGGCACGTCCGCCGGGGATTATGATTTGGGCTTTTGCCGCATCCGCAAGGACCCGATTGCAGGCACCTTCTACATTGGCGAAACGTCCGAGATCGCCTGGGACACGGGCGGCACCATCTACCTGACCGTGGTGGACGATTACGACCTGTGGGAACGGCGCATGAAGTCGGTCTCGGGCGCGCTCAAAGCGGACGCTGATATCGCCTATTCCGACCAGCACGAAGATTGGGAACCCGTGGCCGTCATGGGCCCGGACGCGGTCGTGTGGCTGGATGACGGGCCGGTGGATGTGGAGTTCGCGGAAGCAGCCGAATCCTGGGTCTTCGATTCGTCCATCTCGTCCTATGCCTTCACATCCGATGATGGTGCCTGGACTGACGAAGACACCGCCGATGCCGTCTTGACCATCAGCAGCTACCCGACCAACGGCCATATCAACGTCTGGCTGACGGTGACGGCTGCCAACGGCAAAACGCACACCGCGCACCGCACGGTCCATTGCTTCGACGCCGATCACATGCCCGCCACCGCTTTCGAGCTGAAGAACAAGCCCAACGCCAGTTACGAGGCGGGTGGCTACAGCTTCACGGTCGAGATGTACGACGAAGCGTCGCTCTCAGAGCTGCGCGAGCGCTCGCTGGTGATCCTGTTTACCAAGGACTGGTACGACGGGGCGGAAGATTACATCGGCCCGATCGATGACCGCGAGAACGTCAAATTTATCGGTCGGGTAGCAGGCGAGAGCATCGACTGGGACGCGGACAGCGGCACGGTCACCTTCAGTGTGCATGGCCCGCAGTTCTGGCTGGCGCGCGCTGCCGGTTACAACGGCGCGCTCACGCCCACCGCTGCCCCCGCTACCTGGGGCCAGATCCCCCAGATGACGGTCGATAAGGCGCTTTTCGTCTTGCTGCACTGGTGCTCCACGGCCACATCGGTGCTGGACGTGAAGCTGACGGATGATACGCGCTACGCGCCGGAGATCATCTCACCGGCAGCATCCATCTGGGAGCAGATCAAGGAGATCGCCGGGCGCTTCATCTTCGCCTTCCCGGGTTGCGACCGCTATGGACGCCTGTTCGTCGAGATCGACCCGCAGATGGTTCCCGAAGTGGACCGCGACTGGCCTACCGTGATGGAGATCGCAAAGACAGACTGGGCTGAAAATATACAGGCCCGCCGAGCCCCGGTGAGCGAAGTATCGCAGATCAACCTGGCGAACTGGCAGGTGGACGCCAGCGGCGCGGCGCTCACCAACTACAGCCTGGCTCCCGGCCACGTGCCGCTTCAACACGGCAAGCCCGAAGTGCTGGATGGCGTCCTTGCCGCAGACCAGTCCGAATCGAACCAGCAGGCCGGTTTACTGCTGGGCTGGCGTAACCGCGGGTACGAATTCACCGTCCCGTTTGGGATGGCCAACTTCCTGGTGGATCTGTGGCCGCGCCAGTTTTGCAGCATCGACGTGGCCGCCGCTGACACCCCACGCGGCGTGGCCTACGATGGCAACCTGGTGCCGCGCACGATCACCTGGCTGGACGAAGAAGCGCTCACGCCCGCCGTGGTCTTCGAAGATGAAACCTTCGAGCAGGAGAGCGTCAATGGCGACATCCCGGTGGGCGACGGCACCTACATCACGATGCCGCACCTGCCACAG